TCAACGAAAGGTGATTTTTGGTTAGTTGCATACCTTAATTCTTGTTGATGTCCCTTTTCTTTATCAAAATGAAGTAAAGGTTTTCTTCTTGTATGCTTTGATTGTAGTGTAACTACAGGTGGCTGTTGAGCCCCTTTTAATAAATATACTTTGTCCATGATATAATATAATTTAATAGTTTATAAAAATAAAAGCGTAGGGAGCCGAAGCTCCCTTTGCTTTTAATAATGTGATATTATTGCTTCAATAATACGAAGTTATTCGCAGCTTGAACACATAAACATCTTTCTGAAAGGAAGTTTACAACCATTTCATCAGCGTCACTTGTATAGCTACCACCAACTGATCCAGTAATCCAAGATTTGAATTTTCTGTCATCAGCTTCAGAAGCTCTATATCTTACGTGTAAGAACGGTCTAGATATATTTTTTCCAAGATTTTCATCATAAACAGTTGAAGTACCAGCAGGTACAATAACTCCTTCTACGTCACTTACTAGTCCTCTTGTTACAGAGTCATTTAAGTATTTCCAGTCAGTTTTGTAGAAGTCATAAGAACCTCTTCTGAAACCAGAGAAACCTAAATTAAGCGCCATATCCTCATCGTTGTTGAATACACCGTAAGATGATCCACCAGCAGAAGCAGAGTTAATTGAAGCTAGCATGTTGTCAATTTCTAGAGACGTAGCTCTATTTAAGAACATCATGTTTTCTTCAATAGCACCTTGCTTGTCCAATTCTTGTAGAATTGTATCAAACTCAGTTAAACCACCTTGAGCGAAAGGAGCAGAACCAGCTACCTGATCAAAATCAGTTCCAGTCCATACTAATCCTCTTGCATTTAAAGCAGAGAATAATCCTTGAGTACCACCAACCGCGAAGTTGCCAGTTCCTTGGTATGTATGTCCAGTAGGCATATTTACTTGCTCACCTTCGATCATTACCATTTCCATTTGATCCTCAAATCTTAATCTAGCTTCATGCTCAGATTTTAAGTACCATAAATAACCAGAAGCACCGTTTTCAGTTGTAACTTCAACCCAACCAATTTGAGCAGTGTCAGAACCAGAGATTCTGTATCTGTCTCTCATGATAGTAGGTCTGTTGCTAAACTGAGTAAACTTAGCATCCATAGAACCAGCTAAACCGCTAGATCCTTTCATGTATTCAGTACCGTAAACAAAGATTTTCACGTCTTCAGAATTACTAAAGTTAACGCCACCAGTGTTTGCACCAGCATCGTTATTTCCTGATAATCTTCTTTGTGTGTAAGGAGCAACTGTAATATTAGCAGTACCACCGTTATTAACTACTAAACATTTTAAAACTTTAGTACCAGCTAAGTTAGAAACTACGATAGTATCGTGGTTTTTGATTAAGCTAGTTCCATCAGCTTCTAATGGAATAGTAATTGAATTACCGTCAGCATTGTTAATGTTTGCAGACTCTCCTGTTACTTCGTCGCTATATGCAACGTGTAGTCTTCCTTGCTCCGACCAAATTACTTGATCTGAAGCCATTGGCATTTCAGCTCCTACCATTTTTAAGAAACCAGAGATTGTTCTCTTTCCGTATCTTTCTACTTCTTTTTCGTAGATTTCTGGTAAAAATTGTTGTGCGAATGTTCCGCCACCTGATGCACTATCAAATGATAAATAGTTATCATTATATACATCTTGTGTAGGACGCGGAGTTAAATGTGCTAAGTAAGCACCTGAACTCGAAAAAGGCATAATTTTTAATTTTTAATTGTTAAACTTATTTTTTAATTTTAACTCTAAGCTTGTTAGCATTATCACCAGTGATCGCTCTTACCTTCATACCTCCAGCTTCAACTTGTCCAGTAAACTGTTGTCTTGGGTCCATATTTACATTTTTCGCCTTGGCAACACTTTCTTTCATAGCATCTGCTTTACCTTGTTGGTAAAAATGATTTGCTACCGCATCTGCGTTCATAGCAGTAAATAATGATTTATGATAAGCCTTAGCATTATCCATTTCGTTGTTTTTATTCAAAAACGGTTTTACAAAATTATTGATATTGCTTTGGTTATTTTTAACCTTATCTACGTCTTTAACATTGAACCTAAATCTTTTTTCACCAATACTATATTCAAAACCTTTGAATTGATCAGTAAAAACTTCGTTAGTTTTCTTATTAAAAACATCCGATCTTTGTTGAACACCTTCTTGCTCTTTGTTATACCTATTGAAGAAATCTACAGCTTTTTGTTGATCTGAAGTTAACTTAACTCCGCTTTTAATTTCCGCATAGTACTTGGATTTTAAACCTTCCAAATGGTTCTTAGCATCAGCAACTTGCTCTTTCAATGCTAATTTCTTTCTACGAACATCTTTTTCTTCATCAACGTCTTCGTTGTAAGCAAAACGATCTTCCATAACAAAACTAATTTCATCATCAGTAAGATGTGGTTTAGTTTGTTTGTAGTATTCTCTTAATAATTGATTTTCATCGTAATTATTATAGTCTTGATTTAATCTAACGTATTCTTCAAGACTTCCACCAGTTTCACTCATAAAGTCTACAACTTTTTGAATATTTTCCGGTAAAGGATCTCCTGTTTGTTTAGCTTCTTCAATAGCTTCAACAACTTCTTCTTTTGTTTCTTCTACTTTCTGCTCAACAACTTCTTCATCAGTTATCTCCTCAACAACGGGTGTATCTTCTACCTCTGTTGTTTCTTCAGGAGTAACCTCTTCTTTAACTTGTTCTACAGGTTCTTCTTTTTTACTTAAATCAACTTTAGCAACATCATCTTTTGGTTGCTCTTCTTTCTTTTCACTTAAATCTACTTTTGATATTGTAGGTTCTTGTGAGGTAAGTTTTTTAGGTTTAGTAGCTTTCTTTTTAGCAGGTGCTTTCATATTGCCACCCTCTGATTCTACTTGTTCCTTAACTTCCTTTGCTTTTGTTTTGGTTGGTTGAACTTCTTCAACTACCTTTTCTTCTTTTTTATTAGCCATAATATAATATTATAAAATTAAACAAATTATCTAGGGATAAACTGTCCTAGATCAAAGCCTGTGCCTAAGTTATCATTACCTGTAGACTCAAACTTTTTAGGTGGTTTACCACTATTTCTTTGGTCGATTAGCTCAGATTGTTGACTAGCTTGTATTCTAGTTCTTTCATCTTTACGATCTTCCTTGTATTTTTCTTTTTTATCGACCTTTTCTTCTTCGATACCTTTTAACTGCATGTTAAGTTGAAACTCATAAGCCATTAGTGATTTTTTAAGTTTTGCCTCTTGCATCATTTTTTGTGATTCAAGTTGAAACTTACCTTCTTCTAACTGTAATTGAGACTGAACAATAGCTTGATTCTTTTGAACTTCAGCCTGTGCAGCTACTTGTTGAGCTTCTGCATTTGCTTTAGCTTGTGCTTCAATGTTTTGTTGCTGTATCTCTTGATCTTTCTTTTGTTTCTTCTTTCTTCTAATCTTTAACAATTGATTAGCTAGCTTAACATTTTTAATCATTCTAAGATCAACAGCATCTTCTAACTCTATACTTTGTTGAGTTAAAGCCATTTGAATATTGTTTTCTAGTAACTGTTTTTCTTCTTCATCTGGTTCTAATTCAATAAATATACCAAAGTCATATAAATGTAAGTTAGCCATTTCTTCTAACGTTGCTACATTATGAGAACCTATTTGTTGTATAAATGCTTCTTTTGTAGGTGAGTATTCAATAATATCAGATATTCTTAACGATACACCTTCAGCTGTTTCAGCTGTTAAAAATAATCCTGCTTGTAATATATGTCTCGTAGCAGTGTTACTATTTGCAGCAGCTATTTTTTGTACACCAACTAGTGATTTCGCGTCTGGCGTGCTAGCATCCCTTGCTTCATTTAAACCGGTGACATCTCTTATCATTTGAAGATAATAATTATAAGTCTGAATTAATGACTGTAGTTTTGCACCACCTGCCCCAGATTGAATTTCTTGAATAGGAATTTTTCCTGGGTTCATATCACCTTCCGATGTCATAGATCTACCTATAATCGAACCTGTTTGGAAAAACATGTTCAAAGCTTCCTGTGGATTATAGTTAGTACCATTACCTAAATCTATTTCCGCTAGGCCATCAGCATCCATATATATGCCGTCAGGTACCATTCGCGATAACACTTGTTGTAGTTTTAAATGGGTTATTTGTATCATATCAGCAAAACCTGTAATTCTACCAACTAATGATTCAATTTTACCCTTGTACATTCTTGGAGCAACTATATTGTAGTTCATTTTAACTTTTGTATAATCACTCTTAGGTCTTAGCATATTCTTAGCTAGTTCCCATTTTATTAGCTTATCTGTGCCTAAAATCATAGCGCCTTCGTAAAGCACTTCAATTTGTTTTTCTAGTTTACCAAATCTTTGTTCTAACTCTATATCCATTACAGGATCAAAGCTTTCATCTTTAACAATAATTTTAGCAGCACCTGAAGCTGTTTCTTTTACTTTATAAATTTCTTTAGCATATGTTTTCCAGTTAAAGTATAAAACCTGAACCATATTCTTATCTAACTCATCAAATTGCATTGATGAAGTATAATGTCCTGTTTTCCTTAAACTTTGACCAGCTATTTCTTCTAGTTCACCTTGTGTTAAATCAGGAAATTGTTTTACTAATTCATTTACAGGTATTGTTTTTACTTCACCAATATAGTATACATCGTCAAAGTATGGATTTTCTGTATATGAATAAACTAAGTTAGCTGGATTAACATAATCAATTTTAACACCCTCAGATGTAGTAAATGAATTTTTAACAGCACCAATACCTAAAACAGTTAGATCACGGTAAAATCTTTTTCTAGTAAGCTCGTATTTATTACCATTCATTATAGTAGATATAGCTTGTTCTTCTGCTATCTCAACAGCTTGTTTATAAGAAAGCTGCATATGTAATTCTAACTCTTCTTTACTATCAGGTAATTGTTCTTCTGGTGTTTGTATTATATTTACACCAAAAGCAGCTTGAGTATACTCGTTAAGATCTTTATTCTTCATATCGATCATTAAATCCTCCATATAAGCTGTTCTTTTACTAACACCAAAAGGATCTTGTGAGTATGCTTTTATATCATAAACTCTTTCTGCTATACCATTGACTACTATATCTACAAA